CACAAAAAAATCCTTCTGCGGAAGGATTGGATAACAATTCATATTCTAACCACATCTGACCTGTCTGTGGTAGTGGCCAGATATTACCAGCATAATTGTAAGTTGCTACGGTTTCTGGGTCTTCACAAGCAGCAAGGATACTCAATCTATTCTGAGTATGTACTTCAAGGAAATTTTTAGACAAAAAAAATGACCTTAATAGGTCAACTGTTTCGCTATATTTTTTTGGATCAATAATCGCAGTCATTAATTCTTCACAAAACTAATCTATTTAGATAAAAAAAAGAGACCCCCTTATATAGGAGTCTCCTTGGAAATCAATATTCCTCAATAGGAACCAAATTCTTACCAGTTAGATCATGCTCTCCATCTATTTGAGGAACTGCTCCAAATATAGAATAGGGGAGTATTTCTGGTTGTCTAATCTCAAACTTTGGAGTTTGAAATACTGCTCCTATTTCACTTACATGTGGAGATTGATTAACTAATCTAAAGGTTACATCATTATAATATTCTAACTTATTTACAAAGTTTTTCATATTCTTCCGTGCTTCCTCTGGTGTATTGGCATTAGTATAAAGAATGAAAGATGGAGATGGTTTTTGTTTAGCAACAGAAGGTAATACATATTGACACCATGCCCTCATTGGATAGGTTTCACTATCTACACATAGCAGATGAAGACCTTTCTTATTACTAACAACATATCCCACATTATTTTTAATCCATTCAACCCATCCCTGTGGAGAGCGTTTAGCTATTGCACTAGACCCTGCTGGTCCTCTTTTAAGAATACCATCAACGATTTTTGTAATAACACCACCAGAATCACTAAAGAATTTTTCAACTTGTGCTTCTCCATATAACCAACTATTAACTTCTGCTCTAGTGCAAATAAGTTCACCTTTTTCAATTATCGAAACACCTGCTTGAATAAAATCTTCCATCTTAGGTGCTTCAGAAGGAAGATGGTAGTTTGCAACTAAACCATTAGTGATATAATTTCTAGAAAATCCTACATCCTCAGATGCTTTTTCATAATGGTAGCTTGCCTTGGGCATCCACCGTTCACCATTTCTTATCGCAGATTCTATTCTACCTCTACCATCTCTAGGCTTACCGTCAGTACCAAAACATACTGGCCAAAACTTGGTTAAAAATCCTTCATTATTATAACTTACTTGAAGAGAAGATACTCTTATATTTCTTTTTTCTGGAGTTTCTGTTGCCCTGATTGCTAGATTCCAGTAGTCTGGGTCTTCTAAATCTACTGTATCTAAATCTAACCAATCAATATTTTGAAATACTGCATCGTTTTGTTCACGAGGTTCCATACCCTCATAATCTGCAAGGTCGATGATACCTTTGCCATTAAAACCTTTCTTAGTTGACATAACTAACATTCGTAAAGTACGTTTGGGTGTTCTAAGTCGCCTAAGCTTTTAAGAACATACTTATATAGTAGCATAAAAAAAGACCCCCTGCAAGAGGAGGTCTTTGAGAAATATAAGCGTCTCGCTTACATAAGGTTGGTAACCTTAACACGTCTGTAGTATCTGTTGCTATTAGCAGTGATACGTCCAAGTCCCTGAGTTGTACCTTCAGCGAATGGGTTGGCAACCATACCATATCTGGTCTTGAAGCCAATTTTTGGTTGGAATGTGTCCTGACCAACCGCACGAACCATCTGTAGTGGAACGTATGGGCAGTAGAATAATCCAGCGTCATAAGGAGATGTACCCTTATAACCCATTACGTAGTACTGGTTAGCATCTAGGTTAGCAGCGAATGGATCGATGTAGACCTTGTAGCGTCCGTTAAGTGTACCAGCGAATGTGTTACCTGTATCGTCAACCTGTAGGTTGCTGTTCAATGCAGGAGTATAATCAAGTTGTCCAGCAGCAGTCAGAGCAGAAGCAACGTCAGCAGAGCAAAGGATGATGTTACCCTTTCCACGACGAGTTCTTTGTGCGATTGCGTTGGCATCTCTTTCAAGTTGGAAGATCATACCTTTGAACTTCTCAACCATCCAACGACCATTACTGTCGGTGTCTAAGTCGAACGCACCAGCAGTAGCAGTGTTTGTTTGAGCACCAGCTTCAGCAGTCTTGTAAACTGTACGGATGATTTCTCTGTTGATCTCAGCAAGTATCTCTGTTGAGAGGATATTTGCTAGTTCAGCTTCAGCATCTAAACCGTGGATAGCTTTCAAGTCCTGAGCAAGTTCTAGTGAGTACTCAGCTTTCAACGCACGAGACTTAGCAGTAACGCTAACTTTCTCGATGGAGAATGCCATCTCACGGAAGTCGTTAGAAGTTGTATTATCTCCTAACTTTTCAAGATCTTGTGTCTTGAAACCTTGTCCAGTACCGTAGGCATTACCAGCACCACCGTTAAGTATGCTTGGGTTAGTACCACCTTGAGCAGTTGTACCGAAACCAACGTCAGAACCGCTATCTGTAGCACCAGTGTAGTCACCCTGTGTGAGTGATGCTGCACTGTTCTGTGCTGAGAATGCTGAATCTGGTTCGTTGAATAACGCTTCGGTTCCGTTCTGGTTGTCGTACTTGGATCTCATTGCGAAGATCAAACCAGTAGGTCCGTTCATTGGCTGAACACCTGCTAGGTCATAAGCGACCAAGTTAGG